AAATGGTAGTGATATTTACACGTTCTTAGATTCTGGTACATCAAATGGTAATGTACATTTACCAAGAGAAGGAGCAATATCATTCTATGGTGATGGAAGTATGAATCACTCGATTGGAGCTCGTAATACTGATGACATAAGAATTAATAGTTATGGTGCTGTTTTAATTAACCTTGACTCTAATGGCAATAATGGTGTTGGAACTGCAGATTTCACAATTGGTAGACACGCGGGACCAACAAATGCATTTGGTACAAGTGACATATTATTTAGAGTGGCTAAAGACGATGGAGATGTTACTGCAAAGGGTGATGTTACCGCATTTGGTTCTTTCTCGGATAAAAGATTAAAAGAAAATATAAAAACAATTGATAAACCTATTGAAAAGGTAATGACATTATCAGGTGTTACATTTAATTATAAAGATAGTGGTAAAAAATCAACTGGACTTATTGCACAAGATTTAGAAGAAGTATTGCCAGAAGCAGTATATGAAACAGAAAATATAGGAGCTCCACCTGCTGAAGACCCAGCAAATGATAAAGGAGAGAATAAAGTCAAGGCAATTAGATATGGTAATACCGTAGGTTTATTGGTTGAAGCAATAAAAGAACAACAAAGTATTATAAATAGATTAGAGAAAAGAATTAAAACCTTGGAAGGAAAAAAGAATGGCAATAAATAAATCAGTAAAAATTGAAAGAATAGAAGTCTTTCCTGAGACAAGTGATGATGTGAATACTAATAAAGGACATCCAAGTATACACGTAATTAGTACAATAACTTTTGTTGGTACAGGACAAAATTCATCGGATGTAGATTTACCTTTAGTACAGAATTCACATAAAATATTGTATTATTATTCAGATGAAGATAAACTAACAAAGACATCCACTGCTGGAGAAGATAAATTAGTAAGACTAGTTGCTAAGGGAATTTGGAGTTAACATGGCAAAACCAAATAGTAAAGATACATTTAAAGATTATTGTTTAAGACAGTTAGGTGCACCTGTTATTGAAGTAAATGTAGATGACGACCAATTAGACGATAGAGTAGATGAAGCTTTACAATATTATCAAGAGTATCATACAGATGCAACTGAAAGATTTTTCTTAAAACACAAAGTTACTGGTTCAAAACTAGCATTCACTGGATTATCTGGTTCGTTTGAAGTAGGAGAAACTGTAACTGGTGGAACATCAGGAGCAAAGGCAGTTATTGAAAAAATAGATGGTGCTGCACTCATTTATAAGAACCTAAACGATGAGGATGTATCATTCCAAGCGAATGAGACTCTGACTGGGGGTGACTCAGGGGCCACAGCAACCCTTACTGTTATTACTATAGGTGATATAGAGAATAGATATATTCCAATGAATGACCTAATACAACAAGTAGTTCAGGTTATGCCAATAAGAGATTCTGTTTCATCTAACGATATGTTTGACGTTAGATATCAAATACATTTACACGACTTATATAATCTTGGATTTATGGGTAGTTTAGCTGAATACGTAATTAGTATGCAATATCTTGATATGTTAGATAAGGTAGTTGATTCAGATTCTAAACAAATAGGATTTGAAAAACATAAAAATCAATTAAAGATATTCATGGACTGGGACGAAGAATTATCAGTTGATGATTATATCGTCGTAGAATGTTATCGTATTATAGACCCAGACACTTATACAGACGTATATAACGATTATTATTTAAAGAAATATGCGACAGCATTAATCAAGAAACAATGGGGTCAGAACCTATTGAAGTTCGAAGGTATGCAAATGCCGGGTGGAGTTACATTTAATGGACGACAAATATATGATGATGCTATTGCTGATATAGAAAAATTAGAAGAAGAAATGCGACTAAATTGGGAAGCACCAGTTGATTTCTATAGTGGATAAAATATGCCTAGAAATGTATACTTTTCACAGGCCGTAAAATCTGAACAGAATCTTTACGAAGACCTGATAATTGAATCACTAAAAATATATGGACAAGATGTTTATTATATACCTCGTGTGCTTGTCAATAGAGACCACATATTAGGCGAAGACCCTGCATCACAATTTGATGATGCTTATATCATAGAAATGTATATAGAAAATGTTGATGGGTTTGAAGGCTCAGGTGATTTATATTCTAAGTTTGGTTTAGAGATTCAAGATGATGTTACCTTTGTAGTATCACGAAGAATGTGGAATCAAAGCATTGGTATGTTTAGTGATAATCAAATAAGTCCTAGACCACAAGAAGGTGATTTAATCTTCTTACCAATGACTAATACCTTTTTTGAAATAGACTTTGTAGAACACGAAGACCCTTTTTATCAATTAAAGAATTTACCTACATATAAACTTAAATGTACTAAGTTTGAATATAGTGATGAAAAATTTGATACAGGTATTGGAGCTATAGATGATGAAATAGCAGAAGATTCTTATAAAGTAACTATGGATGTTGCAACTACGAATACTCAATTTCCAGAGGTTGGTGAGATTGTAAGACAAACAATATCAACCGGTGTTCAAGTATTTGGTGAGGTAACAGAAAGAACTAAAACCACAGCTACGGTTGGACAAATCAAAGTACAAAATATTGGAGTCACAGGCTCTAACGATGCAAAAGACTTTATAGTCGATGCAACAAAACCACTTGTCGGAGATACTTCTAGTGTAAGTATCACAATAACAAAAATATATGGATTAGCTGATACGACAGGTGAGGCATTTATAGATGATGGTGCCGCAGAAAATATAACATATGAAGCCTTTGAATCAGGCTTTATGGATTTCAGCGAGAGTAATCCATTTGGAGACCCATAATGTTCGGAGACCATTTTTATCATGCTACAATGCGAAAATCCGTAGCAGTTTTTGGTACACTATTTAATGACCTTAAGGTTGTAAGAAAGAAAGCCGGTGGCGGTGTATTAAATCAAGTCAGAGTACCATTGGCGTATGGACCTAAAGAAAAGTTTTTAGCTAGACTGGATCAGTCTACACAATCAGATGCATCGGTTGCAATTAAATTACCAAGAATGGCATTTGATATTACAAGTTTAAGTTTAGATACTACAGCAAAACTCAATAGAAGAAATCAAATAGCAGAAGATAATATCAGTGATGTTACAAAAAGAAAAGTAATTAAACACTATACTGCTTATGATATTGGAATGTCATTATATATTATGGCAAAGAATCAAGATGATGGTCTACAAATCATGGAACAAATATTACCATACTTTCAACCAGAGTATTCAGTCACAATTAAACCCGTAGATAACTTTGACCATAAACAAGATGTTCAAGTAATTTTAAATGATGTTGGTATAGAAGATAATTATGAAGGCGATTTTACAGAACGAAGAGTATTAACATATACACTTAACTTCACAATGAAGATGAAGTTCTATGGACCTACAGGAGATTCAAGTTTAATTAGAGAAGTTAAATTAGACTTTAAAGAAAAAGATAACCCTACAAGAAAATTTGAGGATATGGATTTTACAATTGATCCAACCTCAGCTAAAGAGAGTGATAGCCATACCGTAGTAACTACAATTACAGAAGGCGGATAATGAGCAAAGATAAGATAATGAAAAATTTAGAAAAGAATGTCCCTGCGATACAGGAAAATAAACCTATATCGATCAATAAAGATGTAAAAGATGATTATGATTTTTCTAGGAGAACGTATAAAGATTTAATTAACGTTGGTACTAGGTCCTTAGATGTTTTGGCTGAACTCGCACGTGAGAGCGAGCACCCACGAGCCTTTGAAGTTTTATCTAAAAGTATCAAAGATATCGGTGATACTACCGAGAAACTAATGAAACTACAGAAAGATAAAGAAGCTTTAAAGGAAGTTCAAGGCACAGCAAAGAAAGTTACTAATAATAATATGTTTGTGGGTAGTACTACCGACTTACAAAGACTGTTATTAGATAAGGACAATGTGATAGATGCAAAGAGTAAAGAATAACGAATTTGGATATTTAGGAAATCCCTCCGTAAAACGTGATGGGGTTGAGGCTTCTTTTACAAAAGAAGAAATAAAAGAATATGCCAAGTGTATGAAAGACCCAGTATACTTTGCAAAGAAGTATATTAAAATTATTTCTTTAGATGAAGGTCTAGTACCTTTTGAACTATACCCTTATCAAAAGAAGATGTTTAAACATTTCAATAGTAATAGATTTAGTATTGTTTTAGCATGTAGACAATCAGGTAAATCTATTTCATCGGTTGTTTATCTCTTATGGTATGCAGTCTTTCACCCAGAAAAGACAATAGCAATTCTAGCAAACAAAGGTGCAGTTGCAAGAGAGATGTTAGCTCGTATTACTTTGGCTTTAGAAAACCTTCCATTCTTTTTACAACCAGGGTGTAAAGCTTTGAATAAAGGTAGTGTTGAATTTAGTAATAATAGTAAGATTATTGCATCAGCAACATCTGGTAATTCTATAAGGGGTCTATCTATTAATTTATTATTCTTAGATGAGTTTGCTTTTGTAGAGAACGATGCACAATTCTATACATCAACATATCCAGTTGTCACGGCTGGTAAAGATACACAAATTATTATTACATCTACAGCAAATGGTATAGGTAATGTATATCATAAGTTATGGGAAGGAGCTTCGCAAGGTACAAATGAATTCAAACCATTTAGAGTAGATTGGTGGGATGTACCAGGAAGAAATAAAACTTGGAAGAAACAAACAATAGCAAATACTTCTGAATTACAATTTGAACAGGAGTTTGGTAATACATTTCATGGAAGAGGTAATACACTTATAAGTGCAAATCATTTATTAGCGCAAAAGAGTAAAGACCCTACATGGTATAAAGAAAATGTTTATGTATATGAAGAGCCACAAGAAGGTCATGAATATGTTATGACCGTTGATGTCTCTAAAGGTAAAGCACAAGACTATAGTACCTTTAATATTATAGATGTCACCACAAAACCTTTTGAACAGGTATGTGTCTTTCGTGATAATAATATATCTCCAATGCTATTACCAGATATAATATACAAATATGCAAGAACTTATAATGACGCTTATGTTATTATAGAAAGTAATGACCAAGGGAGTATCGTCTGTAATGGATTATATTATGAACTAGAATATGAAAATATGTTTGTTGAATCTACAGTGAAGGCTAATGCTTTAGGGGCGACAATGACCAAAAGAGTAAAGCGAATAGGTTGTTCTACTGTAAAAGATTTAATCGAGCAAAACAAGATTAAGATACATGATGCACAAACAATAGTTGAAATGAGTACCTTTGTTTCAAGAGGTTCCAGTTGGATGGCACTCCCACCTAATCATGACGACCTAATGATGAATTTAGTATTATTCTCATGGTTTGTTACAACTGATATATTTGAATCGTTAACTAATATCGATATGAAGAATATGTTATATAAAGAAAGATTAAAAGCAATACAAGATGATATGTTACCATTTGGATTTATTGAGGATGGTAGTTCTAATAATGATAAATATATAAAAGACGAAGAAGGAAATATCTGGTTCGAGGAAAAACAATGGAAAGGTTCAACGACTTTTTAATAGAAAAGGTAGATAAAAAAGAAATGCAAAAATTGCATGTGGTTATACTCGGCCTTGGTGACGAAGAAGGCACCTTTGCAGATATCGTACAAAAACTTTCAAAGAAGTATAGTATAACACATACTATGGTAGATGTCAACGAAGCTTACATATCTTCTAGTGATATTGAGATTGGTGAAGTGTTAATTAAAAATATAGATGGTAAAGATAAAGATACTACAATAAATATGCATAAATCTATAGTATTTGTAAGAGCTGGTGCAGTTAAAAATCTTACATCTCAAGCCTTAGTATCTTCTTTACAAACAATTGGATTCTTTCTTATAAATGATTTAGAAGCTATGTTATTATGCGATAATAAGATGGCATCAACAGTTGCATTGGAAAGAAATAATATTCCTGTACCTAGAACAGCAATTATTAATAATATTAAAAGTGTAGAAGATGCTCATAAAAAGATTGGTGGTAAATTTCCAGTTATTATTAAAACACTAAAGGGTACTCAAGGTATTGGTGTTTCAAAAGTAAACGATATGAGTTCACTCACATCTGTAGTACAATCACTATGGAAATTTAATGCTGACCTTCTTATACAAGAATACTTTAATTTAAAATCAGATATTAGAACTCTTTTAGTTGGTAATAAGATTATAGCAAGTGCTGAAAGAAAGAAAGCAGATAAAAAAGAATTTAGAAACAATGTGCATTTAGGTGCAGAAACATTACCTTATACACTATCAGACAAAGAAAAAGAATTAGTAATCAATGCTGCTAGAACCAGTGGTGCTCACTATTGTGGTGTAGACCATTGCAAGATAGACAATAAGTTATATATCTTAGAAATTAATGGTTCACCTGGTATTCGTTCACACTTCATGGGATATAATCCAGAAGATAATACACCCACTGGAAAGAAAGTCAGTGATGTAGATGTATTAGAAACAGTATTATTATGGTTCAGTGATGAAGTAAATAGACGACCATTTATGAGACAAGAGGTCGGATATATTGAAAGCATCATGTTAGATGGTTTTGATAAGAATTTAATAAGAGCAAAGTTTGATACTGGTAATTCAGCATCAGCAACTATGCTACATGTAGATGAATTAGAAATTGATGGTGATGTAGCCAAATGGAAAAAGAATGGTTTAAAATTTGAAAGTGAAAT